ATAACTCTGAAGACACCTACAGCTAATATAGCAATACGTGGGACTGATTTTACGGCAACAGTAGATGAACTAGGGCGTAGCCTTATAATATTGTTACCAGACGCTCTAGGGCTCTCTAGTGGCGAAATAGAGGTGGTTACTGCTATGGGTAATGTTTTACTAAATAAACCGTATGAAGCTACTACAGTAAGCGTGTTTGAGTCAGCTCCAACAAAACCAGTTATTTTAGACCTAACGCTAGATGTAATAGACAATATGCTTATCGTTACACCACCTAAAGAAGAGGTATTAGTAGAAGAAGAAAGGACATCAACTAAAGCAGATAGTGTATTAGATTTTAATGATCTAGATATTGATTATCTTGCAGAAGATTATTTAAAAGAAGATAGTTTAGAGTTTACAGAACTAGATATAAATTACCTTGATGTAAATTACTTGGAAGACCTATTAAATGTTTTAGATGCACTTGCGGTTGCAGAAGAAGAAGATCAGCTAGCCCAGGCAACCAGTACACAAGTTAGCGGAACTTTGCTTGGTAGAGATCCAGATACACAAATAACAACGCTTATAACAGGTAATGTGATAAGTTTACGTAGAGAAGTAAACGAAAGTGTTAGAATAGATTTAAATGGAAGTGACTCATATACGGTAATATTTATACAAGATGGTGTATCTAACGTGATTAAAGTAAATGGAGGTGGTAGTAGTGTTATTACTATCACTCAGAGTGATTAAGTGAAGCGACTATTATTACCCATACTTATAATACTAGCTTTACCGTTATTGTTTCAAAGCACTCCAACAGAAATTTTAAAACTAAAGGTATTTGATACTTTAATACAAACGCCAGCAGAATCAGGTAATTTTGTCATATTAAACATAACCGAAGAAGATGTAGACAGAGAAGGGGGTTATCCTTTTCCAAGACAAAGATTAGCAGAAATCCATATTGATTTACTTAACGAGGGTGCGGTAGGTATTGGTTGGGTAATATCTTTTCCTCAAGCTGATCGTATGGGGGGTGATGAAATGTTTGCTGCAGCTCTAGGATATGCACCATCCGTTATAGCTATGTTTGAAGACGGTAAAGGTAATTATCCAAAAACACCAGGAACAGTAGTCATAGGTGATAATAATGGTGGTATAATGACTACGGGAGTTAAGCAAAACCTACTTCTCTTATCCAACCACAGTCTGCAAGGGTTAGCCGTTGCTCCCACCGATATTGATTATCTAGTCCGTAGAATACCTCTTTTGTTAAAAACTCCAGATAATGAATGGATACCTAGTTTTGGTACACAAATATATAAGTCTTTATTTGATGTAAAAACTTATATTATAAAAACTAATGATAATGGTATATCAGAAATATCAATAAGAGGAATACCGCCAGTTAAAACAGATAGTCTTGGTCGAAAATGGATTAGTTGGGTAGATACGCCTCAAACTGACTTGAAAGAAATGAATGTCGCAGGTAAATTTGTATTTATAGGGGTTACAGCATCTGGTGTTATGCCACAAGTCGCTACACCTGTAGGCTTATTAGAACCACATAAAATACAAGCAGCACTTGCAGAGTCCATACTAATACAAGATAGTCCCTACATTCCTGAATGGTCGCTAGTTGCTGAGTTGGCAATATTTATTGCATTTGTTACTTGTGTTTGGTTTGCTTTACACCTGTTAGGTATTTCTTGGGGTATTATAGTTGGTCTTTTACTTATGTCTTTAAGTGGATTTATAGGTTTTTACTTTATACAAAGAGGTATTTTGGTAGATGTATCCTGGACACTTATATCAGAATTTATTACAGGATCTATAGCCTTTTATTTGCGATTTAGACAACAATACAAATTACGTCAACAAATCAAAAAACAGTTTGAACACTATCTTGATCCACGCCAAGTAAAAAAATTACAAGATGATCCTAAATCTTTAGTATTAGGTGGTGAGCGAAGATACTGCACGTTTCTTTTTACTGACGTTAGAGGCTTTACTGCTATGTCAGAACAATTAGAACCAGAGCAAGTAACAGAAATTATGAACAAAGCTTTAACGATACAAGCTGATGCGGTAAAAGAGTATGGCGGTATGGTTGATAAATACATAGGTGACGCTATGATGGCTATATTTAATGCACCAATAGACTTACCCGATCATGAAAATGTTGCTATTTTGTGTGCAAAACAAATACAAGAAAAAATACAGCAAGCTAATTTAGGTGTAGAAATAGGTATTGGCGTAAATACTGGATACGCTGTAGTCGGCAATATGGGTAGTGAAACTAGATTTGATTACACAGCTATCGGGGATGCAGTAAATTTAGCGGCAAGACTAGAAAGCTCCACAAAAGAAGTTGGTCGAGATATAGTTATAGGGTATGATACCGTAAAGAATTGCAATATATATGTTGATAAATTAAAAGACATATTTGTGAAGGGCAAAGAAAAACCTATACAAATTTATACGTTAGATAGTTATGACAAAAGCACAAGAATCACTTAATAGAATAGAAACTCACGAAAAAGAATGTCTTATACGATATAAAAATATTGAAAAAAGATTAGAGGATGGTTCGCGAAGATTTGATAAATTAGAAACTATGTTATGGGCTGTTTATCCCTTCATTCTAGCCTCAGTTGTTTTATCAAGGTTTTTATGAGCAAGGTTTTAATAGGTATTGTAGTGGTGCTATTGGGCATAACTTACTACCTTTTTACGCAAAATCAAACACTTACAGCAAATAATTTACAACTAGAAGGTGCCATAGCTACACAAGAAGAAGCTATACAAAGCTTACAAGACGACTTCAGTTTGCAAACTACCGAGCTAAACAATCTAGCAAAAAAAAATCAAGCAGCAGAACGAGAACTTAACAGATACGTTAAGTTTATACAAAATTATCAACTAACCTCCAAAATTCTAGAGGATCCTGTAGAAATGGAAAGGAAAATTAATAATGGCACAAAACACATTATGGAAGATATCGAAAAAATCAGCACTACTGTTGATGATCTTGATGACGGCCTCCAGTTGCAGCCTGCTTCCAACTAAACAAATAGAAGTAACTGCAAAACCACTTGAACGAACTATAGTGCAACCTGTTATGCCTCGCGAAATAGATTTACGTGAGCCTATGTGGATTGTAGTAACACCTGATAACGTTGATGAACAGTTAGCAAGAATAGAAAAACAAGAAGGTGAGCTTGTATTTTTAGCTATGACAATACCTGATTATGAAATTATGGCTTACAATATGCAAGAACTAAAAAGGTATATTAATGAACTTAAAGAAGTTGTTGTGTATTATAGGACAGTTACTACAACTAAAAAGGAGCAGTAATATGAAGATATCACAAGAAGGTTTAGCTTTAATTAAAAAGTTTGAAGGTTGCCCAACAGACGAAGATGGTAATGTTGTAAGTTATAGATGTGCAGCAAATGTTCCTACAATAGGTTATGGCTCAACTAAATATAAAGGTAAGCCTGTAGAAGACGGAATGAAGATTAGTATGCAAGAAGCAGAAGATTTACTTATTCATGAAATGGATGAATACGAAGGGTATGTAAACCACATGGTAAAAGTAGATATCAAACAAAATGAGTTTGATGCGTTAGTTGCCTGGGTATTTAATTTAGGCCCATCAAACTTTTCTAGCAGTACGTTATTGCAGAAAATTAACATAAAAGATTGGGATGATGTTCCAAATCAAATTAAAAGATGGAACAAAGCTGGCGGAAAAGTTTTACAAGGCCTCATTAGACGAAGAGAAGCAGAAGCTTTATTGTTTGAGGGCAAGGAGTGGCACGAGGTATAAAATGCCGTTACAAAAAACTATATTTAAACCTGGTATTAACAGAGAAGGAACTGCCTACGATAACGAAGGCGGATGGTTTGATTGTAACTTAGTAAGATTTAGAAAAGGTAGACCAGAAAAATTTGGTGGTTGGCAAAAATTATCATCTGCTACATATCTTGGTACTGCAAGAGCTTTGCACGGTTGGATATCTTTAGGCGGAACTAAATACTTAGGTGTAGGAACACATCTTAAATACTATATTGAAAGCGG